GCTTGGAAAATGGCGGCATCCTCAACAGGGTGGGCGCAACCGCACGCCTCGTCGTTCGAAAACGAACTCAAAGAAACGAGGCACACGATAAGCAAATGGACGTGTATGCACCCTACAATCCTGCGAACCGGGTACTCACAGAGAAGGACATTCATGGGATCCTACGAAAGCATGGATTGTCCCACTATCGAGTCCAGAACCGCAGGACCTTTCAGACCGCTATGGTTCATACGACCTATGTGAAGCGACTGGAATATACAACTCCCGACGGACGTCCGGCGCAACTCGCGCCGTGTCCTCCGGGCGTGATGCCTCTTCAGGATGAGTCGTACGAGTGTCTGGAATTCGAAGGCGACTCGGTACTGGGTGTCTGCGTGGCTACGTATCTGCGACACAAGTATCCCGAGCGCAAGCAGGGGTTCCTGACTGATGCTCGAAAGGAGCTGGTGAACAACGAGAGAATTGGTCAGCTGTCTCGGCAGATTGGGTTGGACCGGTTCTACGTCATCAGCCGACACAACGAGGAATCGGCTGCGATTCATGGTCGGACAAACCTCAAGAAGCTCGGAGATATCTTCGAAGCCTTCTTGGGTGCATTATGGACCGACTGTGGCAATCGGTTTGATGTCGTGTATACATTCGTCACCACCGTGATGGAGACCTACCTCGATATCGAGGAAGCCGTATCGGCAACGACCAATTACAAGGACGTCTTCCAGAAATACTGCCAGCGCGAACTCAGGTGCACGCCGAGCTACGTCATGCTATCCAACGATTCCAAGAAGGGAGAGATCCGGGTGGCTGTCTGCGATGATGCGGGTCGTCATCTAGGATATGGTGCGGGAACCACGCGCAAGAAGGCAGAACAAATGGCATGTCGCGAGGCATTAGCGTCTGCGGGAGTACCGGTTACGCCTTAGCCGCCGCTTGCGCGTCTTGCGTCGCTTGCCACCATTCACCCCAGGACTCTGGGGTATCGAAAGAAACTCGTCAATCCATTCCTTGATGCGGAAAAGCGATTGTCTCTTCCACTCCATATCAGTCGCTTCACGTTGTCCGTTGGCAACCGCACCAACCGCATTCACAACCTCTCGAATAACCGCTACGGCTGCTTCGTGTGCTTCTCGAGAGCGAATCTCAAGGTAGTCTGCAACGTGGTATAGCTCTTCTTCGTGAAATGCCTCACCGTATAGTCTGAGAACGTCGTACAACCGAGTTCCTTCGAGAATATCGGGTGCATCCAGTGCGGCTCGGAGTTCACGCACGGATTCGTACAGATGAGGAACACGGGCGGCGTAGTTGCTACGATTTACCATTGTCTAGGGTCTCGATTTTTAACGACGACGAGAGTAGCGAGCCTTCCGGGACTTGCCCTTGCCCTTCCGGGTCTTCCGGCGTCTGCCACCTGCAGGACCGCCCGCACCCGCCGCAGCAGGACCCGCACCGCCCGGAGGAGGCGGGGGAGGACCACGACCTCCTAAATCGGATCGCACACCAGGACCGCCCTTCTCAACCATCATTCGGCTAATTGCGGTTGCGGCACTCTCCGACCGCCCACCCGGAGACAGAAACCCAACGACTTCACGCTGGAGTTCGGGAGGAAGAGTCGAAAGTCCCTCCTTGCTCATCCCCTTCATCGCAGCAACACCCCGCTCATTTTCCACATGGGACATCATTGACAGGAAAAGATTGGCTTCACGCTTCAATTCATCCAGAATTTCCTGCTTCTCTTCCACGCTGTCGCCCGCACCGAGCTGTCTGGCTCCGTAGTTAGAACGCCAGAGCATCGTAAACTGAACTCCAAGCTCACCGTCTCCGAGTTTTTCAATCGGACCCTCGAGTGCGGTACCCTCGGTGGACGTCTCCCGCCAGAACTCCTGCGCCAGTTGCTTAAGTCTCGTCCCCTGTAGGATATTGGGGGCATCCAGTCTCGCACGATACTGCTTGACATAATCGTACACTGCGTTCGCCATTTATAAATCGGCGCGGTTTTTTAACGTCTGCGAGTGTACCGGCGACGAGGCTTGCCTCTGCGGGACTTCTTGCGACCCCCGAACAGCCGTTGGTCTACGAGCTGGCGTCTCTCTGCGGGAGACAGATAGATACGGATCTGCGCCTTCGCGTCATTGATAAGTTGGGGTATGTTTACGTCTCCTGCCTCAAGACGACGTTCAATATGCTGACCGAAATTCCGAAGAGACGCCTGAGCAGCCTGCTTTAGATCCGATGCCGTATTGAGGAGGGTTGCCTTCGAAGGATTGCGAACGAGATTCGCATACAGTTCCATAAACCCACGCTGACCCCCACGAGCGGGAGCCGTATTCGACCGTCTAACCATTGGCTCTGCTGACATTTATTCTTCGAGTTGATTATTTACGACGCTGAGTCGTCAGTCTCTTCTTGGTATACCGCTTGATGGTCTTGCCCTTGGGATACAGCACTGTCTTTGTGCAAATCGCGATTGCCGCAGACTCCTTGTTCGAGCCCTTGCGAGGACGAATGGTCTTCCGCACGGACTTGACGCACCGACTGAACTTGGCACCAAGCTTCATTTATCTTTGGAGTATACAAAATGGCAAACGACAAGGAAGCCGATTGGATGAAGGACATTTCCAGTGAGACGATCTGCACGTACTACTACTGGGTGTTCGTCATCACCGCGATTGTGTCTGCGATCATCCTGGTCTGGCAACTCTCTGAGATCTCCCGGAAGCCGAAGCTGGCAACACCGATTCTGATGACTCTGCCGACTCTGATCCTGGGAGTCGTGAACACTCTCTTCATCTACATCATCTGCTCGCGTGCCCTGTTGAAGTAGAATTTATCCTCGAGAACTAGTAAACACAAATGGGTGGCGGTCTACTCCAGCTCGTCGCATATGGCGCCCAGGATGCCTACATCACTGGCAATCCCCACATCACTTTCTGGAAGGTGCTCTACAAGCGCCACACCAACTTCGCCATCGAGGCAATGCGCGTGAACTTCACGGGTGCGCCGGTGTACGGTCAGCGTGTTGTTGCCGTTGTGAACCGCAATGCGGACCTGGTCTGGAACACCTATGTCGAGATCACGCTTCCTGATACGACGGGTCCCGATGCGAGTACCTCCGAGGGCGCATCAGACGATATCTACTGGTCAGCGGGTCATCGCCGGCGCCTGGGTTACGCTCTCCTCCAGCAGATTGAGGTTGAGATTGGTGGTCAGATCATCGATCGCCACTACGGCGAGTGGCTCTACCTGTGGGAGACGCTCAGTGCCCCGCTGGATACGGCGATCAAGCTGGACTCCCTGGTCGGCGGTCCCTATTCCGGCACGGTTTCGACCTCCCTGACGTGTGGTGGACGCCCCCCGGTTCTGTATGTCCCCCTCCAGTTCTGGTTCAACCGCAACCCCGGTCTTGCCCTCCCGCTTATCGCTCTCCAGTACCACGAGGTTCGTTTCAACATCACCCTGGGTGATGCGACCAACCTGGTTTCGTCGAACTCCAGCAACACGTCTGCGAACACCATCACCAAGGCGGCGGCTGCGCTCCCGGCGCTCCGCGACATGGCGCTGTACCTCGACTACATCTACCTGGATGTCGACGAGCGCCGCAAGTTCGCCCAAGAGTCCCACGAGTACCTCATCGAGCAGCTCCAGTACGAGGGTCAGCAGCAGATCACGACCTCGTCTGCGCGCCTCGACCTGACGCTGAACCACCCGATCAAGGAGCTCATCTGGGTGTTCCAGGATTCTCGCTACACGGATTGCGGTGCGGTTACGTCGGTTGTTGATCCCGAGACGGGCTCGACGGCTGCCTATACGATGCCGTTCACCTACAGCGACATCGTGAACCGCTGCCGGATTCAGATCAATGGTCAGGATCGGTTCGATGAGCGGTATGGCGATTACTTCTGGAAGGTCCAGCCGTACCAGCACCACACCGGCGGTTCCTTCGGTCCTCTGCGGCGCGCGACGGTCAGCGGTACGGGAGTTGTCAGTGGTACGGGAGTTGTCAGTGGTACGGGAGTTGTCACTGGCGCGGACCTCACGGGTGCCAACATCACGGGCGCGAACCTTTCGAGTGCGAGACTGACGTTTGCGGAAGCAAACCCGATCAATGTGTACTCTTTCGCCATCAAGCCCGAGGAGCACCAGCCGTCCGGTACGTGCAACTTCTCCCGCATTGACTCCGCGACTCTGGTGTTCGACTCGGTGACGTCCGGTGCTGCAGGCA